CCCGCCGGCATGTCCACGATGCCCGACCTGGGCGGGTTGCTTGACAAATGCCCTGTAGCACCCCCCATCTGTAATTGTTGCGGTCAGTGGCTCACCAGCCCGGGCGCACCCCTGGTCGATGCGGGGGGTGGACGCCATGTGACCCACGATTCCGGGCCCCTCGAGCGCCCGACACCTGCTACCCATTTGGCCCGCGCGAAGCCATCCGCGCACGGCCGCCGACGCCCCGGGCGGGGCCCTGACCCGCGGACCGGTGGCGGCCGCGGCGACGGGCCCACCAATGCCGTCCGGGGCACCCTCGCGCGCAGCGCCGGCCCGGACGTCGAGCACCCGGGCCGGCGCTGCGTGCGTCCATGCACGCGCCCCCCTGCTAGTTGGGTGTCCGGAGAGCCGAGCGTGTCCGCGCACGGTCGGCGCCGGGCAGGCCGGTTCGATTCCGGCCGGGCGCGCCCATGACCATGCTCGACATCGCCGCGGCGTTCCGGTACGCCGCCGAGCAGTTCGTCCCGCGCGAGAGCAAGTGGGCCGACCCGGGGCAGATGGCCACGTACCTCGACCCGCGGACCGTGACGACGCCCGCACTCAAGATCATCGACGATGCGCTTGCCCGGGTGGCGTCCGGCGAGTGCCTGCGCCTGATGATCTCCCTCGCGCCGCAGGAGGGTAAGAGCGAGCGCACCTCGCGCCGCTTCCCGACGTGGATGTTGCACCGCCGGCCGGACCNNGCGAAGCTCGACCTCGAGGTCAAGCCCGACGCCGCGGCGGACGAGTGGCGGCTGACCGGCAAGCTCGGGGGCGTCTACAGCGTCGGCATCGGCGGCCCCCTGACCTCAAGGGCCGTCGATCTGCTGATCATCGACGACCCGTACAAGGACGGCAAACAGGCCGACTCGAAAGCCTGGAACGACCGCATCCGCGGCTGGTGGGAAGAGGTCGCCATCCCCCGGTTGGGCCCCGGCGTCGCCGTGGTGATCATCCAGACCCGTTGGCGGGAAGACGACCTCATCGGCTGGTTGCAGCAGCGCGAAGACGGCGACATCTGGGAAGTCATCAACATCCCCGCGCAGGCCGACCACGACCCCAGCAAGGGCGAGACCGACCTACTCGGCCGCGAGCCCGGTGAGTACATGGAGTCGGCCCGCGGCCGCACCACCGCCGATTGGGACGCCCGGAAGAAGGCGATGGGCACCCGGGCATGGACGGCGCTGTGTCAGGGCCGGCCGGCGCCGGCGAGCGGCGACATTTTCCAAGATTCCTGGTGGCAGGAGTACGACGCTCCCCAATGGGTCGAGCGCGAGAACGGCAGCCGCATCGCCATCGGCTTCGACCAGGTGTTGATCAGCGTCGACTGTGCGTTCAAAGACACCGAGGACAGCGACTATGTCGCGTTGCAGGTGTGGGCGCGCCGGGGCGTCGACGCGTACCTACTCGACCAGGTCTGCGAGCGCCTGTCGTTCGTCGACACGATCGACCGGTTCCGCCGGCTGTGCGCCCGCTGGCCCCAGGCCGTACTCAAGTTGATCGAGGACAAAGCCAACGGCACCGCCGTGATCAACATGCTGAAACGCAAGATCGGCGGCATGGTGCCGGTCGAGCCCGACGGCAGCAAGGTCGAGCGCGCCTACGCGGTCAGCCCGTTCGTCGAGGCCGGGAACGTCTACCTCCCGGCCCCCGAGCTGGCCCCGTGGGTCGACAAGTTCAAGCTCGAGCACCGGCTGTTCCCCCGGGGTGCCAACGACGACCAGGTTGACGGCACCACGCAGGCCCTGAACCGCCTGCTGCTGTCCCCGCTGCTCGACGGGGACGAGATCGTCGAAGACGACGAAGACGGGCCCGCCGAGGGCTCGATCAGCGCCTACTGAGCCCGGCCCGGGCCCGACCGAAAGGGGGCCCGGGTGGCTCTGCACGTGATCCCCGAGGGCGAAGACGCGCAGCACCAGCGCGACGAGAACTGCCCGTGCTTCCCCGCGAAGACCGAGGGGCACACCGACGTCGGCCGCGGCCGCAACCGCACGTCGTACCGGGGCGTGATCTACACGCACGCCAGCACGCCGGCGACCCGGCCGGCGGCCGCCAGCGCCGACGAGCTGGCCAGCCTGGTCGCCGAGGTCGCCGGCATCCCGATGTCGATGCTGTCCGAGCGTGTCAGCGTGCCGACCGCCCTGCTCGAGTACGTCGCCCCGCCGGCCGACCCGGAGAGCGGCCCCGAGGCCGACTGCGGGCACATCGTGATCGACGTCGACGGCGAGTGGCAGCACCACGACATCCCCGACGACGACGCACCGCACTCGGCCAGCAGCGAGTGCGGCTGCGGCCCGGCCCGCCGCATGATCCACGGGCACATCGTCTACGAGCACGTCGACCAGGACGGCGAGCACGTCGACGACCTCGAGGGGGTGTGACCGTTGACGATCACCACACCCCGCCGCAAGGGCGGAGGCCGGCCCTCCCGCGCGCCGGCGCCGGCGAACACCCGAGAGTCCGCGCTTCAGCGGGAGTTGGTTGTCGCGACCAACAATCTCGAGCTGCTCGAGGCCCGGCTACGCGAGGCGACCGGCGACGTGTCGCTCACCGAAGCCGGCGTCGTCGACCTCGAGCGGCAGATCACCGGCGACCCCGGGTGGCGGCTGTTCTCCGTGCTCGCCGCCCAGGAGTTTAGCCCGGAGGGCATGGTTCAGCTCCGCGCCGTGTGCCGCCTGATGGCGCTGGCCAACCCCCTCATGAAGCGGGGGCTCGAGCTGCGGCGCGTCTACACCCACGGGCAGGGCTTCGAGATGCGCGCCCGGGCCACCGGCCGCGCCAAGGAAGACCAGGCCGACGAGCAGGACGTCAACGCCGTCATCGACAAGCACCTCCGCGACCGGACCAACCAGAAGACCGTGTACGGCCAGCAGGCCGCCGGCGAGCTGGAAGGGGCGCTCGGCACCGACGGGGAAATCTACGTCGCGCACTACACCAAGCCCAAGACCGGGTGGGTCACGCTGCGCACGTTCGGCGCCGACGAGATCACCGAGGTCATCACCAACCCCGACGACCGGTCGGAAGCCTGGTATTACCGGCGGGTATGGCAGCGCCAGTCGTACGACCAGCAGGGCCGGTTGCAGTACGAGGCGCAAGAGCTGCTCTACCCCGACATCGACTACCGGCCCCGGGTGCGGCCGGGCATGTTCGCCGGCGTCAAGGTCGAGTGGTCGGCCCCGGTCATGCAGGTGTGCGTGAACCGCCCGCACAACTGGTTGAGGGGCGTGCCCGACGCGTACAGCGCGATCAACTGGACGCGCGCTTACAAGGAGTTCCTCGAGCAGTGGGCGACCCTGATGAAGTCGCTGGCCAAGTTCGCGTGGAAGCTCACCGCGGACGGCCGGACCAAGGCCCAGGCCAAAAAGGCGCTCGCCCAGGCCGGGACGTCCCGCAACGCGGTCGGCGAGGCAAACGACGTCGGCGGGACCGCGCTGCTCCCGATGGACGCGACCCTCGAGGCGATCCCGAAGAGCGGCGCCACGATCGACGCCATGTCGGGCCGGCCGCTGGCCATGATGGTCGCCGCCGGCCTGTCGGTGCCCGTGACCATGCTGCTCAACGACCCGGGCCAGACCGGCGCCCGGGCGACCGCCGAAACGCTGGACTGGCCGACTGAGCTGACCTTCCGCGACCGGCGTGAGCTGTGGACCGCGGCCCGGTTGCGCACCGCGGCGTACGTGATCGCCGAGGCCGTCCGCGCACCGTCCGGCCCCCTCAAGGGAAAGATCGACTTCGATGAGGCGACCGGGCGGGAAGTCGTCACGCTCGCCGGCGACACGGACGACACGGTCGACCTGGTGTGGCCCGACCTCGACGACGTCGAGGCCAAGGAGATCATCGACGGGATCGTCTCGGCCAACGGCACCGGCGTCTTGCCGCCCGAGCTGGTGCTTCGGCATCTGCTGGTCGCGCTGGGCGTGCGCGACGTGGACTCGATCGTCGCCGAGATGGAAGACGAAGAGGGCAACTTCAAGTGGCCCACCACCGCGGCGACCGCCGCCCAGCAGCAGCTACAGCCCGGCATGGACGCGGCCGCGCTCGCCGCCGGCGGGGGCGACCCGGCAACCGCCGGCGTGGGCAGCATGGGCGTCGACGACCAGGGCGACCCCGTCGCCGGCCCACCGGGCGCACCAGGCGCGCCGGGGGCGCCGGGCCGGCCGGGGGTGCCCGGGCAGGTCGGCACCGCCGTCGTGCCCGCGGACGGGCCGCTCGCCATGCAAAACGACGTCGACTTCGGGCTGTTCGGCGGGGCGGACACCGCGGCGCCGGCGGCCGGCGAGCAGGGCCCGGGCG